CGTAAGTGGAGGCTGGAGCAAGATAACTCAGGCCCCTTCCGGGTCTACAGGGACATCAAAGGTAATGTATACCATAGTGTTACACACATCCTGAAGGAAACAAGCGACAAAACCGGGCTGGAGCGTTGGGAAGCCCGCCTGGGACCAGTGGAGGCAAGCTGTCAGCGCAACGTTGCCGCCACCCGAGGCAACATGGCCCACAGTCAGGCTGAATATTTGCTTAAGACTTCGATGCAGCTGGCACGTTCCACTGCAAACAAGCGCAACGCCATCCGCTGGGACGATCAGGGACTAGCCCGGATTCCCTCGCCAATCACGCAGTGGGCATTGAAGAGGGTCCGCCCCAACGTTCCCCGCGTTGGCTGGAGCGCATCCGGCTACGCCCGCAGCCTGTCTGACTGGATCGCCGAAAACGTCACCGAAATTTTCGCCAGCGAATTCAGCATCCACCACCCGGCAGGATTTGCTGGAACGGCAGATGCCCTGCTGGGATTCAAGAACAACTCCATCGTGGTTGCCGACTGGAAAACCAGCGTCGGGCGCAAAACTAAAAAAGATGAAGATGGCCTGGAACGCTTGCCCCCAGGTCATTCATACATCGACCAGTGTGGGGCTTACAGCCTCGGCCTAAAACACCTGACCGGACTGGAACCGACTGGAGCTGTGATCGTTCTGGCCCGCCGTTGTGGAGCGCCAAACATTCACTGGATGACCCCCGAAGAACTGCAGCAGGCTGAGAAGTCATTCATTACCAGGGTGGAGCAGTATTACGCGGCTCTCCAGAATCCCATTCATGCGGCATGAAAACCCATTCATGGTGTCTTACTGCGTGTCTCATGAGTCTCACTGCTGAGACGGTGCTGCTGGCGCCATTGGCTGGGGCCCTGCTGGGGCTGGCGTGGGGCCTGTTGCTGGGGCGTCTCAGGGTGATTCTCGTGAGTCTTATCGTGAGATCCTGAAAAGCCCCCACCGGATGGCAGGGGCTGGGGCGTGCTCACCCCTGCGGGGCTCGCACCTTGCGGGGCTTGCTGATACCGGCATCGGATCGAACCTTACGACTGGCTCCTTTACTGGAGCGGGTCCGGTTGCTTGGGGCTTGGGTGGGTTGATCGTTGCGCGGAAAAATTCCCGTAGCTTGTGGAAAAAGTGCAGCGGGTATGTCGGCGCCGCCGTTGCAGCGTTGGCACGCTCGCCAGTAGGGCACCAGTTCCCGCCACAGCTGGAGCGGGCCCTCTTTGCCGTGGGCAGCTTGAAGGGCCAGGAGATCAGCCCAGTCCGAAGCGGCCAGGCTGGAGCGTTCAACCGCCCAACGCAGGTCCCGGAGCTGGCGTTTCTCTAGGCGCAGCTGTTCGCGCTCCAGCTCTCGGGCATCTAGGGCCAGCTGCTTACGCTCCCTGGTGGTGTTCCACTCACCGCCACTCATGGCTGGACCTCCTGGGCTTCAACGATGAACACTGGGAGCCCCTTGGGGTCGCTGACTGCTGCTGGGGCCAGTGTGATCAGCCCGCGGGCCTGCAGCGATTCAGCGATTCGGTGGTCACGCTGGGGCATCGCCACGTAATGCGGTCCCGGATTGCGGCGGAGGAAGTTAAGCCAGTTCCGCTGCAGTGGTCCTAATGGTCTGTTGCCGTAGTGCATGGCCCCCTTGGTTTGTGGGTTTGCTGTTACATACTACCAGACCACCGCCAGCCCCTAGCCAATCTGTTAAGTTACACAACACCAGCTAGGGAACGACCGGGCTAGCTGGCACACTATGGGGAGTGACGCACCCACCGACCAGTGGGCCACCCCATGCACAACTACACCCCCGAACAGCTGGCACAGTTTCCCTGGGTCGCCAGCTGCGACACCCTCAAGGCTGAGGACCTGCTACCTAAGTTCTGGCAGGTTGCCGAGATGGTGGCAGTGCTGGCAGATCGTCCCCAGCTGCTGAACGCCGAGACGCTCGCCAGCCTGACCAAGTTGGTGGGCGAAGACTCCAAGGAGTCGGACTGGGACGCCGAGGAAGCCAACGCCACACTGGAGGAGTTGAGCCTGGCGCTCGACGACGCCGCCCCCTATGGCTTCTACTTCGGAGCCAGCGAGGGAGACGGCGCCGCTTTCGGCTTCTGGCTTGACGAAGCCTGGGGTGATGCGCTCGACTCCTGCAGCGTTGATACGGACTGCGGCCCTGAGCGCTTGGCGCTGCTGATTGCTGAGCTTTCCGATCTTGGCTACGACGCCGACAACCTGGCCGAAGCCTACTGCGGAGAGGCCGAAGGATACAGCGAGGCCGAGGCTGGCGCTGATGCTGCTGCCATGCTGGCCGAGGCTATCGGCGAGGGTACCGCCGACTCGATGCGCTGGCCCTATTGCTGCATCGATTGGGCCGAAGCCTGGGAGTACCTGCAGCAGTCCGACGGCTACAGCCTGGCGCGAGTGTCTCCCGCTCGCTGGCTGGTACTTTCCCCAGCTTGAGGCCAACGCCTACCGATTAACGGCCCGGCCACTGTGCCGGGCTTTTTGCTGCGCGGCCTGCGGCCGCTTGCAAGGTACAGCCTAAGATTGAAGCAAACAGCCCGAGGATCTTAACAATGGCCGAACAGCCGGAAGCTAACTATGAAGCGCCGGAAGTGTCGGCGGAAGGTGTAGAAAATGGCGGCAAAGCGTACGGCCGGCGCAATCCTGATGCCTGGATCGAAGAACGCCAGCGCCGGCTGTTTAAGCGTCAGCTGGATGGGATGCCTGCTCGCGCTTTGGTGTATGAACACGCGACACGTGAAGGCGTGAGTCTAAGCACCGCCTGGCGCGACTATGCAGTCGTCCAAAGCTGGAACGAGTCTGACTGGGCCCAGGAGCGGGAGCGTACAGTGTCACGCATCCAGCAGATGCGCCTCCGCTGTATCGAGGGCGCTCTGCGTGCTAAGCAGTTCGGCACCGCGCAGCTGCTGCTGCGTGACCTCGGCGCGGTGGTGGGCGAGGTCGCACCGGAAGCGCAGGCCGCCGCGGCCCCAGTGCTGCGCGTGGAGATCGACGACAAGCGCAACGCAGAGTCTTAGGCTGAGATCCGGCGTCTTAGGTTGAGACAGTAGACAGCTGCTGAACCGGCAGCCACTACCCTGGCGCGTGCTGCTTCTGTCTCTATACTGTGCAAGACAACAACGGAGCTCACCCATGGCCCACCCCTCCATCAACCCCAAGCTCGCTGCTGGCCTTCTGTTCGCTGGCGCTGCCTGCTGCACCTTCCTACCTCTCACCGCGCTGTTGGTGTTCGCCGGCGGTGGCGCGTTGTATCTCGACGCCGCACGCTGAACCGCTGCGGCTGTTGCAGTCTGTGACAGATCCGGCCTCCCCCCTTGACGGGGGGTGGGGTTCGAGTGCTGGCGGGGCGGGAGTGGGTCCCAGGGAACCTACTGATATAACTGAGTTTCCTTCTACTGTGCTAAACTAAGCTGTTCTGTACTACATTCCCATGCTTTCCCTCGCCCTGGTACTCGCCACCGCCTACCCGATCACGAAGGTTGGCTCGTCCTGCCCGTACGGCTACTACTCCCAAGGCGGCTATTGCCTCCCCAACGCTGTAATGCCAACACCGGTCCGCGCTGTCCCCAAAACCAGCAGCCCGTGCCCCTACGGCAGCTACAGCGCCGGCAACTACTGCACCTGGACCCCAAAACGCTGAAGGGGGCAGGGGTTCAATTCCTGTAATACCCTAGAAGGTACCCGTACCCGAAAAAGTGACCGACACGGCTGGAACGCTCTCCCTCCGCTACGCCCAGGGCCAAGTCTTCTCCAGCCGCAAACGCTTCAGAGTATTGGTAGCCGGCCGCCGTTTCGGCAAGAGCTACCTGTCATGTATCGAGTTGCTGCGTGGGGCGATCGAAAGGCCGGGCGAAACATTCTTCTATGCGGCCCCTACATACCGGATGGCGAAAGACATTGCTTGGAAGGTAATGAAGAAGCTGGTCCCAAAAGCCTGGATCAAGTCCAAGAACGAGACCGACCTGAAGATCGAACTGGTGAACGGCTCGACGATCGAACTGAAGGGCACTGAAAACGCCATGGCCCTACGAGGCCGCAGTTTGGCTGGCGTGGTGCTCGACGAAGCCGCGTTCATGTCCAGCGACGTCTGGTTCGAGGTGATCCGCCCCGCTCTCGCCGACAAACAGGGCTGGGCATTGTTCATCTCCACCCCCGACGGCACCGCGAGCTGGTTTTACGACCTCTGGTGCTATTGCGACCAAGACGACCCGGACTGGCACCGGTGGCAGTTCACCACAATCGACGGCGATAACGTCCCACCGGAAGAAATCGAGGCTGCCCGCGCCCAACTCGACGCCCGAACCTTCCGCCAAGAATTTGAGGCCAGCTTCGAGAATCTCAGCGGTCTCGTCGCCGTCTCATTTAGCGACGAAAACATCGACAGCGTGGTGCAAGACCTGCCGGTGCTGCCTTTGCTGCTGGGCGTCGACTTCAACGTGGACCCCATGTCCGCCGTCTGCGCGGTCAAAAAAGGCGACGTGCTCTGGGTTTTCGACGAAATTATCATGACCGGTGGCGCCACCACTTGGGATCTCTGCGAAGAAATCCAATCCCGCTACGGCGTGGAGCGCCGCATCATCGCTTGCCCCGACCCCACCGGCGGCGCCCGCAAAACCAGCGGCGTTGGCGCCACCGACCACAACATCCTCCGCAAATCCGGCTTCACGGTCTCCAGCCCCCGAAATCCCTGGAAAATCCGCGACAAAATCACCTGCGTCAACACCGCCCTCCTCGATGCCTCTGGAACGCGCCGTCTTTTCATCCACCCAAAGTGCAAAGAGCTAATCAAATCCCTCCGCACATTGACTTATGCCCCTGGAACCGGCCTCCCCAACAAAAATCTCGGCGTAGACCACGCATTCGACGCCCTGGGCTACCTCTGCCTGCAAACTTTCAACCTCGCCAAACCAGAGAACCTCGGAAAGACCTCCTATCGTGTGTGGTAACAGCGTAAAAACCATGGCCAAAAAGCCAACTAAGGCTCAGAAAAAGGTCGCCAAGGTCATGCGCGAGTACGGCAAGGGCGAACTGCACTCGGGCAGCAAGAAAGGCCCCGTGGTGAAGTCCCGCAAACAGGCAATCGCCATCGCCATGAGCGAAGCCGGCATGGCAAAACCCAAGAAATCCACCAAAAAAGGTAAGAAGTGATGGCCAAACGCGGTCTTTACGCCAATATCGCGGCCAAACGCAAGCGCATCGCCGCCGGCAGCGGCGAAAAAATGCGTAAGCCTGGCACTAAAGGTGCCCCAACCGCCGCTGCCTTCAAAGCATCCGCCAAAACCGCCAAAAAAGGCAAGAAATAGGCCATGTCCTTATTCGTCCAGACTTCCTCCTACACCAACCCCTTTGTAACCACGGCTCTACCCGTTGGTGTCGGAGATGCTTTTGGACGTCTACGCACATCTAACCCACTTACTCTTTTCGATTCCAGTCACCGGTACCACGACAACGGCCTCTGGGCCACCTCCACCGCCACCGGTGGAACGTCCACGTTCGACGTTAACGCCGGCCTCGTCAACCTCGCCGTAACCACCAGCTCTGGCTCCGAGGTCATCCGCGAAACCACCAAATGCTGCTCATACCAGCCGGGCAAATCCCTGCTGGTGATGTCCACTTTTACGCTGAACCCCGCCAAAACCGGCCTCCGCCAGCGCGTCGGCTACTACGGCGCCGCCAACGGCATGTACCTGGAACTCGCCGACAACACCCTCTCCTTCGTCGAACGCAGTTCCTCCACCGGCTCCCTGGTCGAAACCCGCGTCTCCCAATCCAACTGGAACATCGACCCCCTCAACGGCACCGGTCCCTCCAACCTCACTCTCGACCCAACCAAAGCCCAAATTCTTTGGATGGACATCGAATGGCTGGGCCTCGGCACCGTCCGCATGGGTTTCGTTATTAACGGCAAATTCATCCACTGCCACTCCTTCCACCACGCCAACATCATTACTTCAACTTATATCACCACCGCCTCCCTTCCTCTACGCTACGAAATAACCAACACCGCCGCCACAGCAAGCGCCAGCACCCTCAAACAGGTCTGCTCGACTGTACTTTCCGAAGGCGGCTACGAACTCCGCGGCCTCCAACAAGCCATCGGAACCACCATCACCGCTCCACACGCACTTACCACCGCCGGCACTTACTACCCGGTTATTTCCTTACGTCTTAAGGCAGCCGCACTAGACGCAATCGTCATTCTCACCGCTCTATCCATCCTGGGCGCCTCCGCCAACGCCAACTACAACTGGCGCGTAATGGCTAACGCCACCACTACCGGCGGCACCTGGACAAGCGCCGGAAGCGAATCCAGCGTCGAATACAACCTCACCGGCACCTCCACAGCCGGCGGCCGCATCCTGGCCCAGGGCTACTTCAGCTCCACCAACCAAAGCACAGCATCCGTAGACATCCTTAAAGAAGCCCTATTCAAATTCCAGCTGGAACGCAATGGCCTCACCTCCACCCCTTACGAACTAAGCCTTGTTGTTACAGCCAGCGCGGCGACGTCTAATGTGCACGCATCCATGGACTGGGAGGAAATCAGCCGCTGATGACCATCCAGACAATCACCGGCAGCTGCCTCCACATCGAAATTGACGGCGAGGAAGGCACCACGCACGCCACGTTTGTATTCAAAACCCCCTCAATCCCCGACACCTTGGGCAACTTCATCAAGATGCTCGCCCTCGGCATCGAAGTGCTGGTGCCCATCGAAAACCCCGAAGACGAGGAGGAAGACGATGATTGAGTATCGCGGCGAAAAATTCGAGGGCTACAACAAGCCCAAACGCACCCCTAACCACCCGAAAAAATCCCACGTAGTCCTCGCCAAAGAAGGCGACACGGTAAAACTTATCCGTTTCGGCCAACAGGGCGTATCTGGCTCACCAGCACAAAAAGGAGAGTCAGCAGCAGACAAGGCCAGAAGGGCATCGTTCAAGGCGCGTCACGCCCAAAATATCTCCAAGGGCAAAATGAGTGCGGCCTACTGGGCAA